TTGACCAGAAAAACCCGAGCTTTTTAGCATAGCACCCATGGTTGAAGCAAACTCTTTAGCGGAATATTCAGAAAGGCCAAGCTTAGTAATAGCGTTTTGAGCAAAGGTGTTAACTTGATTAGACATGCTACCGAAGGTTACATCAACCACATTCTGAACTTCTTGAAGGTCAGAAGCCATTTTTGTAGCACTTCTACTGAAATCAATCATTTTGTCTACTGCGAAAGCTGCAGCAATGATGCCTCCAAGCCTCATGAAGGCCCCGCCTACCATGTTAGTGGCTTGTCCTGCTATGCCATTCAATTGGCGCTGAAAGGGGCCAGTATTTGTCGATAGGTCTAAATCAATTGTTCCTACGCTTGACATTCATTCACCCCCTTCGCACCAAACATAGCCTTGAACATAGCCCCCAGGTTATCCATATCTTTGCTTAGCTTATCTGGCTCTTCAAGTTTCTTCAGGGCTTGCCTTGTATGCCAATCTCGGTGGATCCGGCGCTGGTCAGGGTTGAATGCCTTGATAGTCTCTTGGTCCTTCTCTGCTCGTATTCCTACCACAGAACCCAAGGGAGTATCAGGCATCAATCCCCCAACCAGGGTAACAAACTCTGTCCAGGGCATACCAACCTCTTGCCTGATCCTAATTCCGTATTGTTTAGCCAGACTAGCTTCTACCAGGTTCCAATCTTCTCTCAGGTCATACCAAACTTTCGTGCTGCTATCAGCCCTGAGGAAATCGGGCCTCAGCTTCCTCGTACTCGATACCCTGCATACATGCCAAGATAGCTGTCATCAGAACTTTGAAGTTTGCAAGGGACATTTCTTTTGCCCCAATCTCTTCGACAGCCTTCTCTCCCAGAGAAAGCTCCAAAGCCTTGATCATGCTGTCGATTGAGCTGGTGACGACTAATTCCTCAAACTTAAGCACTGTACCCATACCATCGTTAACCGGGTATTCTTTGTCCTTTATAACAATAGTTGGTTTTTCATTGCTAAGTTTATCAGTAATATTAATTACCTTTGCCAAAACCGCACCTTCTTTCTTCTAAGAATAAACAAAGTATTACGCCACAATAGCAACTGAACTCCCTGCCTTAACTGTTACAATACCAGGGGAGGTTTCAACCAGCGTTAGCATATTTCCGTTATTAACTGGGATGTCATTGCCAAGAGTATAAATGGCCCACCCATTTGCTACGCTTAACACTTCTCCAACAACAGGAGTATCGCTGTTAACTCTGTAATAATAAGCATTGCCTGCAGTAAGAACAGGAACTACTGCTGCAATCTTGGTAGTACCTGCCGTTACCCCATCCTCAGTAACGAAAGTTAGAACCCCGAGAGACCCAGCAGACGCGGTATACGCAGGAAGCCCGTCAGACAACAGTTCAAAGTCCAACGTATCAATCTTGGTAGAATCCCCACCCGCAGATTGTTTAAGATCAATAACACAGTCCATAAGCAACTTATCTCCGTTAGGAAGAGTCCACTCAAGTTGAGACTCAACAGTTTGACCTGTAGCCAAAAGTGTTTTCGCAACGTAGTCATTGCCCGGATCCCCGTAGTTCCGCTTTCCCTTGAACTTGAACGACAAGCCTTTACCTGTTACAGCACGCCTAACCCACCCAGCTGTGTCCATAGGTGTCCATTCTTCCGTCTTGGACGCAATGCTTGGCTCGAATGTTTCCATGTCCTTGACTACAACGAGAGTCCCCGGGGTTGTTCTTCCAGCCGTGTTGATTTTGAAAATGTTATTGTGTACAGGAAATACACCTGTTCCCGACATACGACATTACCTACCTTTCATAAAAGATGTCTATTTCAATTACATACTCGTAAACGTTTTGATCATCGGTGCCCACACTAACTGGATCTGGCTGTCGCGTTTCAAAGGTTATAACACGCTTACCGCTGATCACAGCCGACTTGCCGAACAAACAATTGTAAACCTCTTGCGCTTTTTGCTCTGCCGTATCAGCATTTTTACTCCAGTGAATTAATATTGATATAGGCTTGGCTGCATAGCTGGTATTCTCAAGACCTCCGAGGGCAATATTGGGAGCACGGCCGGTTGTGTTATACAGGCCAATACATTGTTCTTTGTTCCCATCGATCTTCCCGATATACCAATTTGGGCAGCTTAGTTGTGTTTTAAGCCAATCCCTCACCTCTGCCAGCGTCATTGCACCACGCCCTCCGTCAATCTCCGATATAACTCCCGGAACGTCATCCTAGCGAAATCTTTTCTGTTTCCATCGACCCATGGTTCCAGCCATTTACCACGAGCATTGGCGTTCTTATCGGTCCTGAAATTAAACTCTGGATGCCAATACAACCGGCGGGCATAAGGCGTGTCGTAGATCAGCTTGACGCGTCCTGTCCTAGCCTTAGAATCATCGATATGGGCGCTTCTTTCCAGTTCTCCGGTCTGCTTAGGCACAACGGCACCCGTCATAACGTCCGTTTTTACCGCGTCTGCAGTCATGACCAAGGCTTGCGCTTGAGCCACACTAAGCCTATTCAGATTTGCTTGATTCATTGTGACTCTAACCCTCATGACAGCTCCAATTCGGTGGAAAAAACGCTGCCGTCCGGGTTTTTAGGACGCTGGGCCCTGAAGATATTCCGCTTGATTTCTCCAAACTGGACGTAGCCCTCGATCAGTTTGTCCGGGTAAATATCCCCCTCGACAATCACTTTTCCAGACAGCGTAACGAGCCTTCGTTCTGCGTCCAGGACCTGCTTTGACTTCTCGTCGTGGTGGCATAGATCATCGTACAGAAGGGTTTCCACCGGCTCCCCATTTTCGCTAAGCTCTGTTTGGTACACTTTGACGGGTGTTACTAAGATCCACTTAGGGAATGGAAGTTTCATAGTTATAACCCCCGATCCGTTAAACCTGTGGTCTTAAGCAGATTTACGACTTCATTCGATGTCTTTACGCCGTTTGTCTCGATAACGTTGAGTGTTAAGCTAATGCTTCCTGCGCTATATCCGGATAGCGGTGCATCCAGGTACGCCCCGTATTGGTACACATACTCAGCCTGAGCGCATACGGCCTTCTTAACCCTCCCTTGTTGAAAGGGAGTAAGGGCTTCAAAACCTACGGCAACGATCCTGTTATAAGTCATGCTGTCGATCTGATCGGAGGCTTTGCTCAATTGCCGGGTAAGCTCTGCGATGGGAATAACACTGCCGCCATAATCACCCTGGTAGTACTCTGCATCGGCATACGGCATAATTAATCACCCGTTTTCTTGGTGGTCTTTTTAGGAGCAAGAGCGGGCCCAGGTACTGGTTCAGGCTTGGGAGGTTCATCTTGCCCCTCTTCTGGTTCTAGCTCTGGCTCCTCTACCTCGTATCCATGAGTCTCGAACCAATTGATTAAATGGGGATCTGATGTTTCGCCAACTCCATTAACAAAAGGTACACCGGCTGAAATACCGGTGTACTCTTTATTAGGCGCATATATTTTGGGCATAAATTACCCTCCTTTTAAGCTGCCACCACAACTTCAATAGTAGCTGTAAAGCCGCCTGTATTAGCGTATGGGGCAGGCAATGTTCCAAGTGTTGCCGTAAATGTGTAAGAGCCTGCTGTGGTTTTGTCATAGGTATCCGTATCTTCCCAAGCCGCGACAGGTACTGCCACTGTTCCAGCATCACATAACGCGGAAGTAGGTAACACCGCTTTAACTGCTGCTGCATCTGCATAGACAGGCGCTGCAACAGTTCCGGCAGCCAAATTAGGAATTGCATCAAAAGCAGTAATTTCAACCTTCATCAATACTAACTGACCTTCGATGGCCGCAACCAAAGCCGCCTTTGTCATTCCGGTGGGTGCAATCCCAACATAAGGTGCAAGGGCCGCTAGTTCTTCAGTTTTTAAGTAATCCCAGGGCGATAGAGCATCCACCAATGGAACTACCGTGTAACCTTTTGCGGTGAACCATGCCACCACTGCCGTGTTAGCATCAGGAACAACGGCAGCACCATTGTAAAAATCAACACCGTAATCACAATTATGTGATTCATTGGGCGCATATATCCTTGCCATGACTTTCACCTCATCTTTACGATACTTTGATTTTACGCATTACCCCGGCTGCTTTCGTTGCTTTCAGCGCCACGGCTGCTACCATTTCAACCTCGCCCTTCTTCACTGCTCCAGCAGTGGTGAAGTCAGGTAACCAAGTATTAACCGGGGATTGCCCAGCCATGCTAACACCGTGGAAGCCATCAAGGCCCAGACGAACAGCATACAGAGAGGTTAGCCCTGCATCGCCCCCGGTCAGGATCGGGGAAACTGGATCATTGGTACCCGGCTTTGCACCAAGGTCAAGGAAAGGTATTGTATCATAGGCTTCAACCTGACCACCAAAATCATTCTTGGTAGTTGTATACGCTCCGGATCTCCGCGCACATGCCCTTAATTTTGCAATCAACTTAAGATTACCAGCAATAAACGATGGCCGGCCATCAAGCCCCATGAGGAATTCGTCAAGCTCATCTAGGAATACTTTGTAGTTCGAATCAACCGCAGCTGCCGTAGACAAATCGATAGCCGAACCCGGAATCAACTCAGTGGATGAACCTGTCAGCGCCTTCTCTAACCCATCAAAAGCATTCGCATCCACAGCGCTATCCCCGTTGATCACGGTGTCATTGAATAGGGCTTGAGCGGCTTTTGTCTTCTGCTGGATCTGCAGCGTAACTTCGTTTATGATCCCGCCCATGTTAGCGATGATACGGTCAAGTTCGAAGCTACCACCGAAAACCTTAAGGTCCGTGGTATAACGCTGCTTTGTTACGGTTTGGGGTGTGTACTCAGAGTTTACAGCTCTAAACGCTGCAGTCGGTTGTGTGATCAGCCTGGTGTACCCGTAGGTAAGGGTTGCACCGCCCCCGGTCGGGGACACTGCATCATCAAACGTTAGGTTATCAAGCAAAAAACTTGATTTTCTAAACTCGTCGATAACCCCCATTTGTAATGCATCTTGCACGTTTTTCTGCGCCTCCGCTAGTGTGATTGCCATATTCCATCATCCTTTCTTATTTCCTATTTTGTGCTAAAGTGTGATGCCACTGCATCAGCTAGCGACATAGGTTTTCCATCCGCTGGAACTTGTTTTCCATCTGCCCCAATTTTGAAACCAGGCTTAGGACTCTCCGTCTGGACCTCCTTGAAGAGGAACTTCTTTGACTCTGCAAGGCCTTTAATTTGTTCATCCAGACCAACGATTTTATCACCATCAATCACCAGCTTAGTTTTATCCACCAAGCCAGCGGCCAGGCCTTCATCGTGGACCTTACCAGCCAAAGCGATTTTAATGGCGTTTGTCAGAGTCAAATCCTTAAGTTGCGTTTGGTGCTCATCATCCTTCTTTTTATTTTCGGCCTGAAGAGTAGCAATTTGAGTTTTCAATTCTTCACTGCTTCCTGCTGCAGTTTTGAGGGATTCAAGCTGTGTTGCATTATCCTTAACAGTCGTTTTGAGCGTCTTGTTCTCCTCATTCACCTCATCAAAACGATGTTTAGGGATATAAGTCTTAAGCTCCTCTTGTGAAGCACCAGCAGCCTTTGTAGCTTGTTCCTCCGTCAATCCTAGTGCGATAAGTTGTTCTTTAGTCATTTATTTTTCGTCCTTTCATCTTCACTTTTTATCCCGGTCGTGGCCGGTGATGTCTTTATAGTTAACGCCCAAAATACCAAAATGGCAAAATATAAAGGCACTTACCCATTTCAGCAAGTGCCTTAACCCTTAATTTGTTCCCTCCTGGGATCTCTTCGGAGCTGAGTATTCTCAGTTAGGTGCTCTCTGATCTTACCTTGCCAATACCTAACTTTGGCAGCTGCATCCTTCTGGTTATCCGGATCCACAGACCCTGCTTCATGCCGTTTATATTTCCTCACCTTTCGCTCCATATAGCGCTGTTTCTGCTCTGCATCGTAATTGAACAAAGCTTTTTCGTCGTCTACAGGCTCTGGAAGAGAACTTATACCCTCAAAGTAGGTACCCGTGTTATGTCGGCAATGAGGATGAAATAGCCCACCACGTATAGCCATACTCAAAGGTGGGTAACTACCTTTGCCTTTCTTGCCGCCGCTATAAACATCGTCGATATACACCTTACCTTGCCACGGAAGACAAAGCGGCGAACAGTTATTGTGCGAAGAGACGACAACTGTGTGTATCCCCAATTCCTCACGCCGAGCCCCTTCTCCCGTGAATACTGCGCGTTGCGATGATGCCCGAAGTGCCATTTCTGCGTAAGATGCGATGTTCACTCGTCTGCCGTTTTTGTAAACAATGCAGTCAAGACCCTTGTCTAAAAAATCATTCGTGGCCATGTCAATAGCCTGGCCTAAGGAAGTTGCTCCTGCATTGAGATACAGCTGTGACTTGAAGATAGTCTGTCGATATACATCATCAGCTTGCCGCAGCATAGCATATCGTCCTTTTTGGAGATCCTGCTTAACTGCCTTAATAAGCGCGTTTACACGTTTCTCATTGACCTTAAAAAAACTGTCATCCGTGTCATCCACGCGTGCAATGAGTCTGGTAAGCTTTCCCGCGATATAAAGGAGTTTCAGCGTTTCATCAACGTTTTTCGCACCAAGCTTAAACGAATCCTTAAGCAAAGCTTCGGTTTCCCGGTCAATAACCTCTCCAGCTGCATTGATAAGCTTTTTATTGTTAGCCTTGTATCTGGCTAGGGCTTGTAACTTTCTACGCTGCCACTGCTCCCACTCAAAGCCCTCTTTGGCCTCTTCATCCAGATGTCGGGCGAAGTTGCGCTTCATGGAAGCTATCAGGTCATACTCCATCTGGATGAAGATCCTAGAGATATCATAGGGATCCATTAGGTATCACTTCCGGGAGAAGCGTCTCTATTTAGACCAGGCTCATCCATCATCAGTCCTTGTTCCTCTTTCAGTCGGGAAACCTCTTCCGCTTTCTGTTCGTCCGTCCAGGTGTCGCCGTAAAGGCTTTCGACAGACTGTTCAGTGGACATGATGCCGTAGGTCTTAGCCTTGCCTACTGTCTCCACTACGGTATCAAAGCTAGGGCTGGCATACTCCCCAAAGGTAATGGAGGCCTCATACTGCCCTGCTGAACGACTAGACATGGTGTCGTAGACTTTCAACGTCACGTCAACCAGCCGTGGTATCACCTCGTTCAAGGTTTCGACTATTTTTCCACGGGTGTAAAGCGTTGCCTTCTCTTTTTCCCTCTGCGCCTCAGCGTTGTCCAGCTTCTTAAGGTCAATGCCCAGGGTGGCAGGGCTCATGATCCCCTGGAGACACATATCTAGAGCACTGGAATAGCTGGCAACAAAAGCCTCGTACAGGATAGTAGGCTGGACTGTGTTAATTTGGCTTTTCGCGTCTTCAGCCATTACATTGCCGATGCGGATAAACTGATTATCGAAGGGGTTCGGCTTTAGAAACGCCCCTGTGAGCGGATCCTTGGGAATCATGTCCTCTGGGATATACTTCTGAACCCGCCCTGCCCGGATAGCATCAACCCATTGAGATATGACCTCATCCAGAGCGTCGAAAGAATCTGCTTTGCTATCGAAAATGCTTTTACCTCTGCCGGGCCACTTGGAGGACTTAAATAGCATGAGCGGTACGGCCATGATGAAATCACCTGTATAGGTCACGTCCTGTAGTTGTGCTGTTTCCGGAAGCGTGGCAAGCTGAACAACCTTTCCGGCTGCATCAAGAAGCTGGTACCGGATATACCCTTTGCCGTAGGTTTCTGCCAACCGGTAGTCCTTTTCTTTCACCGCGTAATCCGTGTAGAAAATTACCTCTTGCAGACGTCCCCTGTTGTGTTTGTAATCCACTCTTTCCCCGGAAAAGAACTCTATGATGGGGTATTGGGTTACATCGGTGTCCACTGTGATCTTGA